ACTTGAAAGCAATTTTTCTTTGGGTTATTCTTCCAACATCTTCTCAACCTTATCAAGCTGTGACTGATCCATTGACTTTCCAGTTCTATTGAGCATTAAGAAATATTTTAATACTGCCTTTCTATCTGCTTCTCTTACTTCTCCTTGCACAATATGATGGTAA